AACGAGTTTCACCATATCGGTAGGATTCCGTACACTGTGATTGATGACCTGAACCAAAAAGGAATTATGCGAGGTTTTGCTGTCATAGATCAGGACAGATTCGCACAGTTTCTTAATGGTACAGAACTTGGTCAAGCCTGTAAGACGTATCGGGGAACTATATGAGAGTTGGTGTTTGCGTACCATGCCGGGATGAGGTGCATACTGGTTTTGCTTTCGACTTTGCGAGGATGGCGGCACACGATGCCTCTACTCGTTGCAAGGACGGTAAAGGTGGACTAAGCCTTTACACAATGCCGGGAACGCTGATATTTGACCAGCGTGAGAAGTTAGCAGAGGTGGCGTTTAATGAAGGTTGCGACGCTGTATTGTTTATCGACAGCGATATGCGTTTTCCTCACGACATTATTACGATTCTGCTAAGTAGGAATGTGCCGATTGTTGGGGTTAATGCTACGACTAGACGAAAGCCTGTAACGCCTACAGCCAAGATGCTGACAAAATACATGGATGGCGAGACATTGGTGCATAACTGGTCGAATGTTGACTCTAGAGGTAAGGAAGGTATCGAGCAGGTCACAGCGGTGGGTTTTGGTGCTGTGATGATCCGTCGAGAAGTGTTTGAAAAGACGGGGAGACCTTGGTTCGATGCTGGATGGGGTGCTAGTGGCGTATGTGGCGAGGATGTGTATTTCTGCGTCAAGGCTGGTTCTGAGGGCTTTGAGACGTATGTAGATCACGAGTTATCGATGCACATTCGGCATATTGGCACTTACGAGTATGGTTGGAAAGATTTTGAGCAGCTAGAGGAATAACATGGCATTTACGAGCTATAGCGATCTAAAAACTACGATAGCTAACTATCTGGCTCGTAGCGATCTATCTACCGTCATTCCTGACTTTATCCGATTAGCCGAGGAAAGACTCCGCAGAGAGTTGAGAATCCGGCAAATGTTGGTCGTTGCTACGACAACTACTACAGGAGGCAACTCTAAGATTGGGTTGCCTTCTGACTTTTTGGAAATGCGTGACATTCACTTGGATACCAATCCGGTGACGAGCATTTCTTACAAAAGCCCTTACGACTTCTATTCAACTGCGCCGACTACGGAAAGCGGTAAGCCGCTGTTCTATACGGTCTTAGCGACTGAGATTCAGTTTGCCCGTATTCCAGACACAGCCTATACGGTTCAGATGCTCTATTACGCCAAGCCTACGTTGCTGAGTGACTCAAATGCCAGCAATGTATTTCTAGCGAACTGCCCTGATGCGCTACTTTACGGTGCTTTGGCTGAGGCAGAGCCGTATCTGATGAACGATAACCGCATCCAGATTTGGGCTAGTCTGTACGATAGGGCAGTTAATTCAATTTCTACCGCTGACCAAGCAGGTGAGTACAGCGGTCAACCAATGGCAATGTCTTATTCGTGAGGTAAATCATGGCAGAGATGTCGAATTATCTGGAAAACGCTCTGATTAACGCTACCTTGCGGAATACGAGCTATACAAGCCCTTCAACGGTTTATGTGGGTCTGTTTACGACTGATCCGACTGACGCTGGCACAGGCACAGAGGTATCGGGCGGTTCCTATGCTCGCGTTGCTGTGACGTTTGGTGCGCCTAGCAATGGCGTAACTACAAATAGCGGAGCAGTGGAGTTTGCACAGGCAACGGCTTCTTGGGGAACGATTACCCATATCGGTATTCTTGACGCATCTACTAGCGGAAACCTGCTGTATCACACAGCCCTAGACGTTAGTAAGGCGATTGATACTGGTGACATTTTTAAGATTGCTATCGGTTCTTTGTCGGTAACTCTGACCTAAGCCATGCCAGCATCAGTATGTGGAGCTTTTACGCTAGAGCAACTAGACCTATTCAATACGTCTATCGATGCTCTTGCGTTTTCGCTTGATAGCAGCGTTTGGACTGATCCTAACGTCTGTGTTTTATACGGTGATGCGTCTGTAAACGGTCTAGCAACGGTTACTTGTGCTGGTCTAAGGATTAAGAGCTTTTCGGCATCGATTACTGGAACTGCAACGGTCACGGCTAACGGTGCGTTAGTCATTCTGGCTAGTGCGGCTATTACTGGAAGTGCTGCGGTTAGTTGCGATTACCAGCGGATTAGAAGTGCGGCAGCAAATATCTCTGCTGAAGCGGTAGTTACAGCGGTCGGTGGGGTCTCTTACGAGGGTCATGCGTCAATTGACTGTGAGGCTATCGTAGCGGCTGCTGGATCGGTTGTTTACAGTCAGACTGCATCGATAGTTGCTATGGCTTCTGCGACTGCTTCAGGCTTCATTATCGGGTCGGAATGGACTGATTTGGCTGGTCAGAGTTCAACTTGGCAAAATGCTAGTGAGCAAGGCGATTCGTGGACTAGAATCACAGCGGAATCATCAAATTGGACGAATCCGAACGCTGTTATCCCGAACTGGAATAACACTGCGGCAGGTTCAAATGGTTGGTTGGGGCAATAATGGAAAAGACTAAGATCACTTTTGGAGAGTGGTTGCCAGATCAGCCGGGTGTTACTGGCGCATTGACTCAGGCTGAGAACTGTATCCCTGTGGCTAACGGCTACGAGCCTTTGCATACAGAGGCTAACTTCAGTTCAGCGGCAGCAGATACGCTCCTAACGACATTTGCAGGTAAGTTTGCTGGTGTCTCTACGCTGTTTGCGGCTAGTTCTCAGAAAATCTACAAGTACAACGGTACGACGATTGCTTTAGACGCTATCAATACCACAGGTTATACGGCAACTGAGTCTTGGGATGTCACGCAGTTCGGTTCCCGGATGATTATTGCTAACGGCAAGGAAAAACTACAGTCGTTTACGCTCAATTCCAGTAGCGCATTTGCAGATTTATCAGCAGATTCACCAACGGCTAAGTATGTGACGGTGGTTCGTGACTTTGTGGTAGCTGGTAATGCGGCAGGATACGAGAATAAGCTCTACTGGTGCGATATTAACGACCCGACGGACTGGACTCCGGCATCTACGTCACAGGCTGATACGCAGGTTATTGCTGACGGTGGCGATATTCTCGGTTTGACGGGTGGTGAATTCGGTATTGTGTTGCTGGAGAAGGCAATTTACCGGATGAGCTACATTGGAAGCCCGTTATTCTTCCAATTTGACGCTATTTCACGCTCTCAGGGCTGTTTATCGGCTGGTAGCGTGGTTCAGTACAAGAATCTCACTTATTTCCTCGCTAACGATGGTTTTTATGTATGTAATGGTCAGTCTGTGGAGTCGATTAGCTCACAGAAGATAAATAAGTGGTTTTTTGATAACGCTGCTAGCAATGACATTGACCAAATGTCGGCTACAGTTGACCCGATCCGAGAGCTAATTATATGGTGCTTCCCATCTCAGGCTGGTGGGAATATGTTGGTGTTCTATAGCGTACCTTTGCAGCGTTGGTCGTATGCGTTTACTACGGCTACGTCGATTGCGGTGACTATTACGCCATCCGTAACACTTGAGGCATTGGACAACTACAGTATCTCGATTGATGCCCTAACGGTGTCTCTGGACGATAGACAGTGGGCTGGTGGTAACTCCATTTTCTCGGGCGTTCAGGGCGGCAGGATTATCACTTTCTCAGGCGCAAACAAGACTGCATCGATTATCACGGGTGAGATCGACATTGGTAGGTCAGTTATGACATTGGCAAGACCGATTGTCGATATGGGTAGCGGTAGCGTAGCTGTTGCAGCTAGGAACCTGCTGTCTGACGATATTACGTTTACTGATCTTGTTCCGGCTGATTCTGAAGGTAGGTGTTCGATTCGTCGTGCTGGCAGGTATATCCGGGTTGAGACTGTTCCTACAGGGGCAGATTGGAAAACTGCTGTTGGTGTCGAGGTTGACGTTGTAAGGCAGGGGGCAAGATGACGCAGTTTCGTTCGCTTCCTCCATTTGGCGGTGATGAACGAGCCGTTGCTGAGGTTGTCCGTGGGATTATGGACGGTAAGACCAATAACACAGGTCTGCTAACCCTAGCGACAGGCAATGCCACTACAACGACCCTTAACGACGAGCGTATAGGCTACGACAGCCTGATTTTCTTTATCCCTGTATCTGACGCTGCTGAGGCTGATTCGGCTCCTTATGGGGCGTTTCAAGACTCCACAGACCAAACGGCTGCGAATACGACCACAGCCTACGCAGTTACCTTTAATACAACAGATTATTCCAATGGAATTTACCTTTCCAATAGTTCTAGGCTAAACGTCAGGAATTATGGAATTTACAATATTCAGTTTTCATTCCAGTACAAAAATACATCTAATGACGGTCAGGATGTAGATATTTGGTTTCGCAAAAATGGGTCGGATGTGGCTAATTCGAATAGCCGTTTCCATATGCCAGCAAGGAAAAGCACAGGCGATCCGAGTCACCTAATTGCAGCGATGAATTTCTTTATAGAATTAAACGCAGGTGATTATGTCGAAATTATGTGGAGGACTACAGACACAGGCGTATCGCTAGAGCAATATGGCACTAGCACAAGCCCTACCCGTCCAGCGATTCCTAGTGCTATCGTTACGGTATCTTATGTAGCACCAGCGGCAACGTCTAATCTTTACGTTTCGGATAGGCAACAAGGGTCGGCAACTGTGACGCATTGGGCAAACAGTACGGCAAATAAAACTTATGGGTACATTATCGTCGGATGAGTGATTTCAAATATATCGAGCCTGACCAACTCAGACAGTGGTGGATGAGCGTCAAGCCCGGGTTAGAGGAAATAAAGAAGCGCAGTCCTGAGAACTGGATTGTTGAGGATGTGTACGCAGATTGCTGGAATAGAAAGTCTTTCCTATTCGTGGCACTCAAGGATAATCATTTTGTTGGCTTTTTTGTACTACAGCCAATCGAGCAGAAACTCCATGTTTGGGCTGCTTGGTCGTTAGAAAATGATTATCAACTGGTGGAAAAAGGTTTACAATTTACCAAAGATATGGCAAGGGAAAACGGGATGAAATACCTGAGTTTCTCTAGTCATCGTCCGGGGTGGACTCGTAGAGCTAAGGCTTACGGATTCCGTCCTAGAGAATGGATTAGCGAGGTGTAATATGGGTGGCGGTGGAAGCGAAACAAGAACGGAAATCGACCCGGAATTTAAGCCGTTTATGAAGTTTGGCTTGGAAGAAGCCAAAAAACTTTATGAAGGGATGCCAGCAGCACCAGAAACCCTAGCAGTTAGCCCGTCTGCTGCGACACAGCAAGCAATGATGATGGCAGAGCAACGTGCTTTAGCTGGCTCTCCGTTGACCCGTCAGGCTCAGTCCACCATTATGAATATGATGGGGAATTACAGCCCTTACGAGGCTGGCTATCAGCAAGCCTATGGTCGCTATAACGATCTTTACGGCAATGCCTACACTGACCCATCAAGAGCGTTTTACGAGCAACTCCGAGGCGGTCAGTTCCAGAATGAGGCTTTAGGTGGTGTTAGAGCAACATCTCAGGGTGCTTATCTAGGTGGAAACCCCTATCTTGAAGGTGCATTAGCTCAGTCTAACCGTCTATCAGCAGAGGCTCTCCAAGAGGGTCTGAGAGGGCTACAAGGGCAAACTGCGGCTGCTGGTCGTATGGGTTCGGGTGCTGAACAACAATTGACTGGCAAGGCTGTAGATGCGGCTGCTAGGGCTATTGCTGAGGCTAACCAACAGGCATACGCACAGAACTATGCTCAAGAGCGAGGATTGCAGGAACAGGCGCTAGCTCGTTTGGGTGGTCTATCTCAGCAGGATGTGGCTAACCGTCTATCTGGCGCACAGCAATTGACATCTTCAGGTCAGCAGGAATTTGCTAACCGTATGGCTGCATTGGCTGGTAGTCAAAACGCATTAGCTGGCGCACAAGGTGTTTATCAGCAGAACCTAGCTAACCAGATGGCTGCTGCTCAATATGCTCCAACACTAGCGGCACAGGATTACGCAGATATTCAGCGTCTATTGCAGGTCGGTCAGGGTCGTGAGGCTTACGATCAGCAAGCTATTGAGGGCAGACTGAAAGCTCAGGATATTCCGCTAGACCGTCTGCGTCGTACTACCAACATCTTCTATGGTGCGCCATTGGAGACTAAGACAGCGACATCGGGAGGTAAATAATGGGTGCGCCAATGATTCTAGGTGCTGCTCTGGGTGGTGGAATCTCTGCTGCTAGGGGTGGTAATCCGCTACTAGGTGCATTGCTTGGTGGTGTTGGTGGGGGTGTGTTCGGCGCTGCTAGCGGCGCGGCTGGTGCTGCTACTGGTGGTGCTGCTCAGGCTGCTGGTATAGCGGCTAATCCTGCGTTGTCAATGGGTGCTATGAATACGGCTGCTGGTCAGGCTATGGCGGCTCCTAGCCTAATGTCAACCCTACAACAGATGCCGAAATCGTTTATGCAATTTGGGCAAGAAAACCCGATGGCAATGAATCTAGCCTCTAACGCTGCTCAAGAAGAATTTAGACAGAAGCAGGTTGCAAACCCCGGATTGCTACGAGGCAGACCAGCAGACGATCAAGCGATGCAATATACGTCTGGTGTACCTAAAATCAGTTTGATATAGGTGATATATGGCACTAGAAGATTACATTCCTAATATCTTTGGTGGTGCGCCATCGGGATATGAGGGTCTGCTAGGCGCGGATCAAACTGCATCATTGCAAAAGAGAGCAAATCTAGCTGGTTTGCTCGGTTCTGCTGCTGCTTTGGCTCAAGGCATGGGTGCTGGTGGCAATCCTCGCTCTGCTTTCCAAAACATTACTAGCGCATTGTTGGCTGGCTATAGTGGTGCAGGTCAGACGTATCAATCCGGCTTGCAGAACCTAGTACAGCAGCAGCAACTTGCTTTGCAGCAGCGTCAAATGGCTGGCATTCAGGCAATGAAGTTGAAATATCCTGATCTGGCTGATGAGTTTGATACTAATCCGGCTGGTGCTTTCCGTCTGGTTGCTGAACGTGAAGCCGCAGAGAGAAAGCCGATTACGCTTGGTGAAGGTCAGACGCTTGTTTCTCCAAAGGGCGATGTTATCTTTGCCTCTCCTCAGTCTCGCAAGAAAAACACTGCTGTTGTCGGTAACCGGATTATTGATCTGGATACAGGGCAACCAATCTTTGAGGCTCCACAGGAACCAAAAGAGCGTAAAACAGCCGTTGTTAATGGTGTCTTGGTCGATACTCAGACTGGTGAGCCTATTTACGGCACTCCAACTAAACAAGCTCCTGAGATCAAAGATTTCCAAGACGGTACTACTCGTCAGTTTGACGCAACGACAGGCTCATGGAAGATTATTGCCCGTAAGCCAGCAGGTGAGCAAAAGTCGATGTATGCCGGTGAGCCTACCGTAGATGCTAACGGTAGATTGGTATTCTTGCCTAAACAACCCGGATTGCCTGTAGTTGATGCTCAGACAGGTAAACCAGTTGATTTTGTTCCTAAAGGTAAGCCGCTTCCATCTATCCTGCAAAAGTCTGAGGAAGAAGATTACGACTTGGGTAGGTCTGCTGCTAACTTGGCTACAGACGCTAATAAATACGTCAATAGCATCCTTGGCGGTACGATTAAGTTCGGCTTAAAAGAAAAAGCTCGGATAGCTGCTCTAAATGCTGTCGGTTCTGGTGATGCCGATGTTGTTAGCCGTAACGATTTCGACCGCTGGAAAACTGAATATATTAACGAGTCGCTGCGTCAGAATAAAGGCACTCAGACTGAGGGTGATGCTATTCGCGCGGCTAAAGAGCTAAACAGTGCAGAATCTAAGGAAGATGCAGCTAAGGCTATTCTTCGTCTGCGAGACATCAATGCTCGTCGAGTGAATGACTATAACGCTCGAATTATTGAGCGTCGTAAAAATGCCGGTGCTGGTGAGCCTGAAGTTAAGCTAGATATTCCTAAGTTTGAGCCTGTTGTTATTACTCCAGCAGATTATGCAAAGATTCCCAATGGTGTTACTTACATTGATGTTAATGGCGTAAGGCGTGTTAAAGGGAAACAGCAATGAGTTCAACTCCTTGGGAACAAGACGCTATAGCTGAGGCTCCTAACCAGCCTTCAGTCATGGATACAAAGACCCCATATATCGGGTCTGCTGAGTTCGCTCGTTCTGCTGCTCAAGGCGCAACATTCGGGTTTGCTGATGAGCTAGAGGCTGCATTGCGGTCTGGTGCTATTTCTGGTGCTGAATACGAAAATATCCGAAACAGGCTGAGACAGCAGCAATCGTCGTTTAGACAGGATTATCCTATTGCTGGTGGGCTGACAGAGTTTACCGGGAGTATGGTCTTGCCGTTTGCTGGAGCTAGAGCGCTTGGCAAGGCATCGATTCCTGTTCAGGAAGCAATTACAGGCACTACGCTAGGCGGTCAGGCTGTTCGAGGTGGTGTTACTGGTGCGGCTACTGGTGCTTTGGCTGGTGTAGGTACGGCAGAGAAAGATGTAGGTACTGCTGGAACAACGTCTGGCACTATTGGTGGCGTACTAGGTGCTACAGTTCCTCTGGCATTGCGTGGTGCTGGTAGCGTAATTAAAAACATCCTAGTGGCTTCAGGTGTTGGCGATCAGCCTACAGCAGCGTCAAAACTCATTGCTGATGCCCTAAAGAAAGACAACCTAACTCCTGATGAGGCTCAAGCCGTATTACAGGAAATGCAGCGTCTTAACGTTCCTCGTCCTGTATTGGCAGACATTAGCAAGAGCCTTCAGGACTTGGCTTATTCGGCTTATGTGGTTCCTTCTGCTCGTAAAGATGCGACGTTGACTTTCCTTGAGTCTCGCATGATTGACCAGCCTAACGATATTGTTAAGGGTTTGGTTCAACGTGCTGGACTTGGCAAAAATGCTAACGGTTACGAATACCTGCAATTCTTAGCAGAAAACCAGCAAGCGATGGCTAGTGCTAAGTATCCTAAAGCATATTCTATTTCTGTAGATGCTCGTGACTTTAGGAAATACGCTGATCGTCCAGTATTCCAACAGGCTTACGAAGAAGCACAGAAACGTGCTGGCGTTTACGGCGAGACATTGCCTGACTTAGAGCAAGTTAGAAATGCTCAGTTTGTTCCTACAAAGATTTTGCATCAAATAAAGATTGGCTTAGATCGTATTGTTGAGTCAAATACTGACTCGATTACTGGGAAAGTGACTTCTTACGGCAGAGATGTATCTAACGTAAGACGCGAGTTCAACGATTTAATTAAGGCTAAGAATCCAGATTACGCAAAGGCAAACAAGGAATTTGCTGATAACGAGCGTATCCGGTCATCGTTTGAGGCTGGTCAGGATTACCAGAAACTTGAATTTAAAGAAGCCTACGACAAGCTAAAGAAGATGAATGACTCTGAGAAAGAGGCGTTCCGTCTTGGCATGATGGCTGACGTAAACAAACGCTTGGAAAACTTCAAGGGCGGTGATTTTTCTCGCCAAATCTTTAAGAGTGACAAGCAGAAATCCTTGATGCGTTATGCGTTTACTGACGAGAATCAGTATAAGGATTTTGTTCAGTATGTAGATGCGTTAGAGCGTCAGACAAAGACTACAAAGGGCATTATCGGTGGCTCTCAGACTGGTGAGCGTTTAGCTACTAGCGAGGGAACTGGCAAAGCTGCTGGATTAGCTCAGAGCTATGCCTCTGGTGGTGTTGGTGGCGTTGCTATGGAGCTATTGCGCCAAGGTGCTGCTAGGACTAAAGGTATCAGCGGAGAGACATCGGCAGAATTACAGAAGCGTCTATTTGCGTCTGATCCGATTGAACAGAGAGCGATACTGCAAGAATTACGCAAAAGAACCCAACAAAGACCTACTGGTGTAGTTCCGGGTGCTGCTGCTTTAGGTACGATGACAGGTTTACTGTAGAGGTTATTATGCCAAAGACAAAGATTAGTGAATACAACTCGAATCAGGCACTAAACACAGACATCAATAGCATTAACATTGATGAGGGTTGTGCACCTAGTGGCATTAACGATGCTATCCGTACCTTGATGGCACAGCTAAAGAACTTCCAAGACGGTAGTTCTGGCGATGACATTACAAATACCGGTATCCTGCTACCGACTAAGCTACGTTCAGGCTCTAGGACAGATTACACAATTGACGGTGCGTCAACGACTAACCATATCCTTAACGGTACTAGCGTTGTGGGTGGTCTTACCGAAGTGATGTGGGAGGCTAGTGCTAACGGTGCTGATCTTCGGATGCTGAAGTCTCGCGGTGCATCGATTGGTACTAACGGCATTGTTCAGTCAGGTGACGCTCTAGGTCAGATTCGTTTCGCTGGTGATGACGGTGGAGCTTTTGACGAAGCCGCTAAGGTAGTGGTTAAGGTTGACGGTAATCCTAGTACGACTAGTATGCCGGGGCGTATCGAGACCTATACGACAGGCTCACTATCAACGACTCCGACCCTACGGACTACGGTTGACTCTAAGGGTAATTTAGTCCTGAACTCAGGTGCGATCATCGAGCGTCGTGAGGCTGTATCTGCGTCTGACATTGACTTGTCTAAGGGTAACTACTTTACTAAGACGATTAGCGGTTCTACGACATTTACTGTGTCTAACGTGCCTACCACTGGATCGGTGGCAAGCATTATCCTAGACCTAACGAATGGCGGCTCTGCAACGATTACTTGGTGGTCTGGTACTAAGTGGGTTGGTGGTACTGCGCCTACACTAACGACAAGCGGTAGAGATGTCTTGGGCTTTTTTACTCACGACGGCGGTACTACTTGGTCAGGCTTCCTAATCGGTAAGGATGTTAAATAATGGCGGCGCATGACTTGCTAATGGCTTCTGCAACAGCAAAGCAATCAACTGCTATAGCAATAGTTCATAGTAATACACCATATGTAACAGCATATCCTTGGTCAATTACTGGTTTTGGCACTAAGTTTTCAAATCCAGCCACAATACCAGCAAACACTGGGCAGAGAGTTGAATTTAGCCCTTCTGGAAGTTATATAGCAGTAGCTCATATAAACTCGCCATATATAACTGTTTATCCTTGGTCTAGTTCTGGATTTGGAACTAAATTTTCAAATCCTGCTACTTCGCCGGGTTCGAATGGAACAGGCGTAGATTTTAGTCCATCTGGTGACGCTATAGCAGTTAGCACAGAATCATCACCATGTATCCGAGCTTATCCTTGGTCTAGTTCAGGTTTTGGAACTGCGTTTA